TTAGGTTATAATTTAAAATAATGAAAAATAGAAATCGTATATTTGAAGCTCCTATAGATGAACCTGAAGGTTTTAGAATGAACCCTCAGTTAAAATCAAAAATTGAACGTGGAGAAACTCCATATTCTGATAGTCCATTCTTACCTAAAAAGAAAGAAGGTGAAAGACAGTCTTTTGAAGAAAAAGCAGCAACTAAAAGATTTGCCGATGTTGTTGGTAAATTACAAAGGTATTTGGGTGTAAACGCACCAAGAGACATGATGGGTCTTCAAATGACTATGATGAGAACTTTGGGCGACATCAAAAGATTTGAAACTTCAAGAGAAAGAGAACTTGAAAACATGGCAGTAGAATTGGCTGAAAATGAATTGTTAGACCCAAAATATAGAGGTTATATCAAGTTTGATGCGAAGTTCATGCCAATAGGTGGTCCTGTAAATCCAAATCTTCAGAAAACATCTGAAGAGTTTTCATCTGAAGATATTGAACAAGCGTTTGCTTCACATGGTGAGGATGTAAATGAGTTTATGGATGCGTTTGAAAACTTTGACTATATGGTTGCAAGACGTAGGTTTTTTAATGCAATTTCACAGGGATTTGCCAAAAAAGGACATTTTATGTTTGAGTTAGTTAGAGAAAGACTTGAACAAATGGAACCAGGTATTACTGACAAATATGGTGCTTTAATGTCTATGAATGATTATTTGTATTGGATGTTTCCACCCGAAACATTAGAACAAATTTCGGCATCAGGTCAAGGTTTTGGTGGTGATGAAGAAGTTGTTTTTGAAGAAGATGATGAAACAGGTGAATTAACAGGTAATTTAATAGTAAGAGCTAGAGGTGTAATATTCCCAATATTAGTTCACGAGCTATTAAAAGGTTATAAAGATATTATTTTAGCACCTTCACTACCTGAAGACCCAGTACAAGCTCAAATGGTTAGAGGTGTTGCAGATACTGCAGTTAATGAAATTTTTGATATTATTATCGGTGCATATCTTTGGGAAAAACTGAGAGACGCTTTACCTGCAAAAGTATTTGAAGATGAAGAAGGAATGAAAACGGTTCAAGGACTTATCTTTAGAGAAATGATTAAAATTCCAAAAAGAAGATTTATTTCATTAGCACAAAGAGTTAATAGTGGTGACCCATCAGCATATACTGAAATGGAAGAAATTGCAGATACAGTAATTGAAGATTTAAATAGGATGGACCTTGAAGAAATATTAGGTGGTTTTGAATCGTATGAAGATGATGAGGATGATGATATGCCAACACTCCCATCATCAGATGATGACGATGATGACGATAATGTTGACCTATCATTTTTAGATGATTTTGGTATAGATAAACCGAAGGGATAATTCGGGATATTTATATTTAATGAGTTTAACAAGAGAACAAGCACTTATTGAATATGCAAAATGTGTTAAGAGTACACCTTACGCATTAAGAACATATCTTCAAACATATGACAACACAGTACAACGTTTTGTACCTTTAGATTTATTTTCCGACCAAATACAACTTGTTAATGACTACGATGAATATGAAGAAAACATCGCATTAAAATATCGTCAAGCGGGCGTTTCTACCGTAACGGCAGCTTGGACATCAAAAAAATTGGTATTTGCAAAAAAAGAAAAACCTGAAAAGATTCTTATTATTGCCAACAAATTAGACACATCTGTCGAATTTGCAAACAAGATTAAACAATTTACTGAACAGTGGCCAAATTGGATGGGAATTGACTTCTCAAGTGAAAAAAACGCTGCACGACATTGGAAACTAACAAATGGTTGTGAAGTTAAAGCGGTTGCAACATCTAATGACGCACTTCGTGGTTATACCCCTACCGTATTAATATTTGACGAAGCAGCATATATTGAGGCGGGTGACGACTTTTGGGCTGCTTGTATGGCGTCCCTTTCAACAGGAGGTAAAGTTATAGTTATTTCAACCCCCAATGGTTATGATTCGATTTATTATCCAATCTATGACCAATCAATTAAGGGGATGAATAACTTTAAAATAACTGAAATGTATTGGTGGAGAGACCCAAGATATACCAAAGACTTACAATTCATTAAAGTTAAAGATATTATTCATTATTATCTCAATAGGGACGAATACAAAGATTTAGAAACAATTTCTTATGAAAATGTCCCACACAATGAAAGAAATTATGACGATTTTAAAAAACTAATGGATGAAGGTTACAAACCACATTCTGATTGGTTTGAAAAAATGGCCAAAAAATTAAAGTTTGATAGAAGAAAAATATCACAGGAATTAGAATGTAACTTTTTGGGTTCAGGTGACAATGTTATTGATAGTAAAATTATTGAAAAAATAAGAACTGAAATGGTGTGTCAACCAGAATCCAAAATGGTTCAAAATCAACTTTGGATTTGGAAAGAACCACAAGTCGGGCACAGATACATTATGGGTATTGACGTTTCAAGAGGTGATTCAGAAGATTACACATCGTTTCAAGTTGTTGATTTTGACGAAAGAGAACAAGTCGCCGAATATCTTGGTAAAATCCCACCTGACGTTGCTGCTGAAATCGCGTATAAATGGGCGGTATATTACGATGCACTAATCGTTGTCGATATTACTGGTGGTATGGGTGTATCAACATCAAGAAAACTACAAGAGATGGGATATAAAAATCTTTATGTTGATGGTGTTAATTATGCAAATGTATGGGATTATAATCCTAAAGCAATGGAAAAAATTCCAGGAATTAATTTTAATGCTAAACGTGTTCAGATTATATCAGCATTTGAAGAGTCGTTAAGACATGGATTTAAAGTATATTCACCAAGATTGTTGGGTGAAATGAACACATTTGTATATATAAATGGTAGGCCAGACCACATGAAAGGTCATCATGATGATTTAATTATGTCAATATCAATGGCATTATACGTTGGACAAAACGCCTACAATCAACTAGAAAAAGTAACTGAACAAACCAAGGCATTATTGAACTCATGGGAAGTTCATAATGACAGTACACAAAAATCATTAATTGATTTTAATCCTGGGATACCAGTAATGTCGCCAAGTTCTTATGGCGATAGATTTGGTAGTAATCCGACAAAAAGTGATTATGAAAAGTATTTATGGTTATTCGGTGGAGGAAGAAGATAAATCTTTATTCATAAACCAAATGAATTATAATTAATAGATAATGGCAGATAATTTAACCGTATGGCAACGACTTACAAGAGTCTTTGGTCCTGACTCAACACTGAGCCAACAGCCACCAATATACAAATTCGACAAAAAAGAACTTCTTAAAACTGATAATAAGGAAGAGTTTGAAAAACAAAAACTTCAAGCACAACAAAGTTATTATTTAGGACAACAATGGGCAAAGATTGAAAACAATCTTTATACACAAGCAATCTATTATGAACCAACAAGATTGGCATCATATTATGATTACGAATCGATGGAATATACACCTGAGATTTCTACTGCTTTGGACATATATGCCGAGGAATCTACAACAACAAATGAAGATGGTTTTATTTTACAAATTTATTCTGAATCATCTCGTATTAAAGGTGTGTTAGCCGATTTATTTAATAATAGATTAGATATTAATACAAACTTACCAATGTGGACAAGAAACACATGTAAGTATGGTGATAACTTTGTTTATTTAAAATTAGACCCTGAAAAAGGTATTGTTGGTTGTCAACAATTACCAAATATCGAAATCGAAAGATTAGAAAGGGGTATGAAAGTTAAGCCAGCACATAACACTTCTGAAGACGCAAGAGCTTTGAAATTTGTTTGGAAAGTAAAAGACATGGAATTTAATACTTGGGAAGTTGCTCACTTCAGATTATTAGGTGATGACCGAAAACTTCCTTATGGTACTTCTATGTTGGAAAAAGCAAGAAGGGTTTGGAAACAACTTTTACTTTCTGAAGATGCGATGTTGATTTATAGAACATCAAGAGCACCTGAAAGAAGGGTATTTAAAATATTTGTTGGAAATATGGATGACAAGGATGTTGAACCATATATCCAAAGAATTGCCAATAAGTTTAAACGTGACCAAGTTGTTGACCCAAAAACAGGTAACGTTGATTTGCGTATGAACCAAATGGCGGTTGACCAAGATTTCTTTATCCCTGTTCGTGACCCAGCACAAACAAGTCCAATTGAGACATTGGCAGGGGCTCAAAACCTTTCTGAAATTGCGGATATTGAATATATTCAGAAAAAATTAGTTACGGCACTTCGTGTACCAAAAGCGTTCTTAGGTTTTGAAGAAGCGGTTGGGGACGGTAAAAATTTGGCGTTACAGGATATTAGATTCGCGCGTACAATCAACAGAATCCAAAA